AAGTTCAGCATCACAAGGTTTATTGATGCCAAAACTTCAGTATAGATTTAGAGTTGTACTGGAGAACTTTGGTGTATCCACACCTCGATCAGAACTTACTAAACAGGTAATGGATGTGACTCGACCAAACTTAACTTTTGATGATATCACACTAGATGTGTACAACTCAAAAGTATATCTACCAGGCAAACACACCTGGGAAGCCATCACTATTAACCTTAGAGATGATGTTAACAACTCAGTTTCTAAACTGGTGGGCGAACAGGTTCAAAAACAATTTGATTTCTTTGAACAAGCCAGTGCCGCATCAGGCATTGATTACAAATTTACAACACGTATTGAGATGTTGGACGGTGGTAATGGAGCCACAGCACCAGGTATATTAGAAACTTGGGAATTGTACGGTTCTTACGTACAATCTGTGAACTACAACTCACTGGCATATGCAACTTCAGAGGTAGCAACCATCACTCTGTCTATCAAATACGACAATGCTATCCAAACACCACAAGGTACAGGTATTGGAAGTGCTGTTACAAGAACAATAGGTACACTATCCACAGGCGGTGGTATCTAATTTCGATAACATTTAAAAGTAAAAGAAGCGCCTTTAACGGCGCTTTTTTTATGGCCATAAATATGATATATGCCAAGTATTAATAATTTTTTAGCAGGTTTCTCAGATGGTCTTCCGGGCATGAAAGACTATGCTCATGCATCGAGATTGTACGTAGACGATAATTTCAAATTGATGCCCAAGCAGAAGTTCATGTTCCACGTGGTCATCAATGTGGACGACTCAAAATTTACAAGAGCATTAACATCCAGTGAAAAATACGAACTCAATATGCTGGTTCGTTCTTGTACATTACCCAAATATAATTTCAATGTGGAAGAGAAAAATCAGTACAACAAGAAAGTGTACATTCCATCCAGGCTCACATACGAACCTGTTAACATCACGTTCCATGACGATCACGCAGACACTGTGAATGCATTCTGGAAAGCCTACTACGAGTACAACATACAAGATTCATTCGGTATGGCGTTATCCACGCCGGGTATGGAAGAAAAAGATGATTATTATAATGCTACTAGAACAAAATCACAATATGGTCTTGATGGTGCACAAAAAAGTGGAGAACCTCTTATAAAAAGCATACAGATATTTGCTCTACACAAACAACAATTTACAAGTTTCACATTAGTTAATCCTGTTATTACAACATTTGCTCATGACGATTTGGATCAAACAGACGGAACAGGACTTATGGCCAACACCATGCAGATTGTTTATCAAACAGTGCTTTACGGTGCTGGCAAAATTGTAAGAAATGGAACACCTGCAGGATTTGCTACCATACATTATGATCTGTCACCATCACCATTGAGTGTGCTGGGCGGCGGAACTCAATCTATATTTGGAGCAGGTGGTATTGTGGATGGTATAGGATCTGTGTTGGGTGACATTCAAAATGGTAACTTTGGAGTGGGTACGATTCTAAAAGGTATCAACACCTACAACAATGCTAAAAAAATCAAAGCCAAAGATGCAGTCAAAGAAGAATTAAAAGGCATAGTCAAAGAGGGTGTGTTAGATATTGGCAAACAAGCAGGCACAAATACAAATCCTGTTGGAGAATTTTCTATAGGAAATGTTGCCACAGCCGCAGTACTTACTGGTGCTGGAGTTGCTGTTGCTCGAGGACTAACAGACAATGCAGATAATAAAAACAGGAACACAACTGTACAGAGCTATGTGATAGACACCGCTAACTATCTATCACCCACAGAAGCATACAATTTAATTAATTCTAATGCCACTTTAAAAGATCAAGTAGCCTCGAGCATTTATTATAAAATAATAGGTTCACGACAGGGCAATACTATTGCAGAGAGTGATATTAACTATGCCGCACTAACCACCAATCAAAAATTTGTATACCAATCTAGAGCACTCACAGATATTGCAAAATTGGTCACTGAGGGCTATATAAAAATTAACAGAAACTCTAAAGATGTTACTATTAATGTAGAAAGGGCAAATCTATAATGGCTGAATTTTATACTAATCTTCCACAAAAAAACAAAGACAATCTAGATAAAACGATAGATGCATTGACCAACACTCAATACACAGAAAAATTTGAATTCAATCAGAATGATCTAGATGCCGCAATTAGTTTTTTTGTAAAGAGTGGGTTTGACAGACAACCTGCTGAAGAAACGGCTTATGTAATTTTACAACAGGCTAAAATTGATTCCGTACCGTCACAGCAAATCATCGACAGCTTAACAAAAGCAACTCCCACACAACTTTCAGAACTAATCACAGTGGTGCTGAACGCCAACAGATATAAATCCAGCAGGGTAGGTGTGCGATCCACTCGCACTGCCAAAGACTTTGTATCAAGAAATATCGTTTCATAATGCATTTTGCTCGAGGGAAATACACACTCAAGAACCCAGGAAAGTATGTGGGCACAAAAACACCCACCTATAGAAGCAGTTGGGAGCACTCTTTTATGCGATTGTGTGATGAACATCCTAATGTGTATCAGTGGGCATCAGAAGCCATACGTATTCCCTATCGTCATCCTATCACAGGCAAGCACACAATCTATGTACCTGATTTTTTCATAGTTTACATGGACAAAGAGGGGCGTAAACACGCCGAGATGATCGAAGTTAAGCCTATGAACCAGACCACCATGGAAAGAGCTGGTAAAAGCATGGGAAGAAAAACTCAAGTGGTAATTAACCATGCCAAATGGGAAGCCGCAAATGCCTATGCTCGACAGAGACGTATAACATTCCGTGTTGTGTCAGAAGAACAACTATTCCATCAAGGCAAACGTAAGTAAATAAAACACAATGACAAAGAAATTAGAAGACATCCTCAATCTACCCAACGTCAAAGAAGCATTTAAAAAAGTAGACAGCAAAGAAAAAGAAAAAACAAACAGAGAAGCAGGCAGAGAAATCCCCAAGAATGTGGATGCCAAGACGGCCGCGGCACTGAAGGCTACCTATGCAGAATTTGATAAAATCGAAAGAGCACTGCCTCAGGTAAAAGGACTGGGCGAACTGTCAGATTTAGAAATGGACAAGCTGGCTGTGGAAGCAGAAGAGAGCTACAAGAACCTAATGGATCTAGGTATGAATGTGGACTCACGCTATTCAGGACGTATATTTGAGGTTGCATCAGGCATGTTGCGTAATGCCATAGACGCTAAGAACAACAAGATTGCGAATAAATTAAGGATGGTGGAACTGCAACTTAAGAAGATGAAATTAGACAGCGATACCTCCGGAGAAGGCACAGCGGCAGTAGAATCAGAAGGACACATCATATCTGACCGTAACGAATTAATGAAGAAGTTAATGAAAAAAGACTAAATAACACACTATGAGCGAATTTGCACGGTATCTAACAGAATCTATCAAAGAATACGACTATAAAATTAAAGTCGCAGGTCAAATAAGTGACGATTTTGCTAACAGGTTAGAAACTGCCTGCCAAAAGTTTGAGGTTAAAAAACTTTCAGCAGGTAAAAAAACTCCCATCCAGGAGATGCCGTTGGATTTCCCAATGTTGAAAAACATGGAAGTCACAATATACGAATTAAAAACAGCTTATCCGGTTTCATCACATGAATTAAAAGAATATCTAGCATACTACTTGAACCTTCCAAAGAATCAACTTGTGGTTCGTAAACCAGGAGAACCCACAGAAGAGTATCAAGAAAAACCGGCACAGTCAGAATACAAATCAAAATTACAAGACATCGAATATGGTGATGCTCCCAAAGTGGAAGCAGATAAAATTTATGGTGATAAAGCGAATGCTTCTCTGTTGAAAGAATTATTAAAAGACAAGAAAAAACAAGAGTTTGCTAAAACAGAAAAAACTCAAGACACACAGAGCAAGGAATCAGAAAATAATCCTGCTCCATTTACAAAAGTAAACAACCCACACCCTGATCCAAAAAGGAAAAAATAATATGGAAATGCTAGACGTACTAAACAGACTAAAAGAAATTAATGAATCAACTCCAGGATTGGTGGACGATGCTATTGATAATGTTACAAGAACAAATCCAAAACAAACTGAAGCGATAGTTTCAGCTGAAGCGATAGTTTCAGAAGACTCGCAAGATTACAGTAAAATGACAGACAAAGAATTAACAGACACGTACAACGCTGTCATGGCAAATGCTTATGCAGGTGATGCAGGTGCTATCGAAGACGAAATGAAAAAACGTAATTTAGAAGAAAACAAAAAACCAATCGAAGAGGCAAAACCAGACTTCTTGGACATGGACAAAGACGGCGACAAGAAAGAGCCCATGAAAAAAGCCATCAAGGATAAAGAAGTCGTAAAAGAAGAAGACGCCTACGACAACGATAGATTTATTATCAAAAATGGTAAAGCGACAGTAGATAATTCTAATACAGCTGATAAAAAAGATCACGTACATGCGCCAGACGCTGAGACAGCTCTACAACTTCATAAACAAGGGAAAAAAGTTTACAAAGAAGCAGTTCAAATATCAGCAGACACCCCACAAGAAGCATCAATGATGATGCAGATATTAAAACTAGCAGGCATTGACCCACAACCGGTTGATGATCAAACAATTAACCAACATGAAGAAAATTATGCCAACGAACCAGATGAAAAAACACAAGACACAGACACACTTGTTAATTTCCATTCAGGCGGACTGAACAGACAAAAAGGCACACATCCAAAAGTCGCAGGCGGAGATAATCCAATGCAAAAAGCAACAGAAAATATGACTGATTCTTTAAGAAAACAATATGCTGAATTTAAAGCAAATTATTTGAATGCAGTTAACGAGCAAAAGAAGGATAGATAATTAGTATGGCAACAGTTACTCTAACAGGAAACGGTCGACAAGCTACAGTAGGTACTGTGTATTCTCCTAATGCAACAGCTTGGCTGTTTACAATTAAAAATGAAAGTGCTTCTGCAATTGACTTACGAGCAGAAGATGATGCTGTAGATGAAACAGTAGAACAAATAGTAAGAGAATTTAATCCTCTAGCGTATTTTATTACCAACTCAACCGCAGGCACAATGCACATGATTCTAGATAAAGGTCAAAGCACCGCCGCTGATTTACAGGTTCAATTAAGAAGAATTGGCAAAGATGCAGGAACGGCTACTGTAACATCGGTTGGTCCTAATGATATTGATATTAGCGGATCAACAGTAGCGATTGCGGCTACATTTTTGGTAGCATAAATAATAGCGATGGCAACACTTACAAGACAATTTGCAGGACAAGTACAAACAACAGTGGGAACGATGTATTCTCCCAACTGTAATGCGTATCTTTTCACAATCAAAAATGGCCCTTCAGCTTCTGCTGTGGTTGATTTACGAGCAGAAGATGATGCTATTAACGAAACAGTAGAAATAATTTTAAAAGAATTTAATCCTCTTCTTTACTTTATTAAAAATGATGCATCGGGTACAATGCACATAATACTCGATAAAAATCAAAACAACGTTGCAGACTTACAACTTCGATTAAGAGGCATTTCTGAATCAAACGACGACGGATCTACAGTGGGTGCTAACAATATTGATGTTAGTGGTTCACTAGTTGTTGCGGCTAGTTCAATAGCAATAACTGCATAATCAACATATATTATTTTATAATTGGTTAAGTTTTTAACTTAAATACTGTTATGGCATACGTATCACTGGATTCTGACCAGATTAAAAAAGCAAATAAGAAGCACAAATACACTCACGAACAAGTAATAAAACTAGAAAAGTGTATGGATCCTAAAACAGGTCCTCTGTACTTCATGAAAGAATTTATAAAGATTCAGCATCCTACCAAAGGATCAATGGCTTTTATTCCGTTTCCATACCAAGAGAGATTGATTGAAAGTTACAACAGTCATCGTTTTTCCATTGCTATGCTACCTCGACAAACAGGCAAGACCACCTGTGCGGCTGGCTACCTTATATGGTATGCAATGTTCAGACCAGATTCTCAAATACTGATCGCGGCACACAAGTATGCAGGAGCATCAGACATTATGTCACGAGTACGTTATGGATATGAGATGTTGCCTTCGTGGATCAAAGCAGGTGTCACACAGTACAACAGAAACTCTATAGAATTTGACAACGGTTCAAAGATTTCAGCAACCACCACAACTGAAAATACAGGACGGGGTATGTCCTTAACACTGGTTTATTGTGATGAGTTTGCATTTGTGCAACCACCGGAGAAAGCAAAAGAATTCTGGACTTCGTTGTCTCCTACCCTTTCCACAGGAGGAAAATGTTTGATTACTTCTACACCCAATTCGGATGAAGATCAGTTCGCTCTTATTTGGAAAGAAGCACTAAAAAGAATTGACGAGTTTGGCAATGACACAGTAACAGGTACTAATGGTTTCTATGCCATGAAAGCACACTGGTCGGAACATCCTGATCGAGACGAAGTGTGGGCCGCGGCTGAGAAATCTAGAATTGGCACAGAACGATTTAGACGAGAGCACGAATGTGAATTTTTAATCTACGACGAAACTCTAATATCCAGTATGAGGCTTATTGAAATGGAAGGCAAAGATCCTATTTGGAATCAAGGTCAAGTGCGTTGGTATGCAAAACCCAAACCCAAACACACCTACATGGTGGCGCTGGATCCTTCGCTGGGCTCTGGAGGCGATTACTCAGCTATACAGATATTTGAATTACCCACATTTAAACAGGTGGGGGAATGGCATCATAACACCACGCCTGCCAATCAACAGATAAGAATTCTACAATCCATAACCAAGTATATCCATGACACAATAATGGAACAAGATTCCCAAGCACAACCCAGCATATTCTATTCTATGGAAAACAACACACTGGGAGAAGCGGCTCTAAACAGGGTCATGGACATAGGTGAGGAAAACATAATGGGCTCGTTCCTGTCAGAACCTATTAGGAAAGGTCATCGTAGAAAATTTAGAAGAGGATTTAACACCACTGCCAAGCACAAAATTGATGCTTGTGCCAAGTTTAAAGAGCTGGTTGAAAACAATAAAATGGAAATTAACTCTAAAGCTCTAATATCAGAGTTAAAGAGTTTTGTTGCTTCGGGGGTATCATTTAAGGGTAAACCCGGTGAACACGATGACCTTGTGTCGTCGGCACTGTTAATGACTCGTATGATGAAAGTGTTAGCAGACTTTGATCCTAAGATATTTGAGCAATGGACCAACAGAAGTTCTGAATGGACAGCACCCATGCCAATTTTTGCTAATCTAGGCGTTTAAATAAATACTGTATGATTTCATCAAAAACATCCAATGACTTGTTTAACAAAATAAGAAGCAAATTCAGCAACATACAGATAGGTGATGCTATGGGAGAAGCGTCAGCTGATCCTGGCGATGCTGTGTTTTTTGACTTTGATTTTCAGGAAGAAGGTGATTCATTTGGAAGAGTTTCTATCAGTTTAGCAGACGGTGAGAGTGTCAAAGTATTCTACAACCAAGGATTGATAGAAAAATTAGAAGAAGACGATAAAACAGAATGGTATGCTTTCCTTAAAGAATTAAAAGACTTTGCTGTAACACATCAATTGGGCTTCGATGTGCGAGATATTACTAAATCTAGCCTAACAAAACAGGATTTTAAGAATATTGCAGACACGAATCAAACGGTAAATACAGCAGATATGTCAGAAGAACTTAATAGAATAGTTAAATTATCAGGTCTAGCAGAAGGGCTAACAGGCACTTCTAAAAGTTCATTTGAGAATTTAGATAAAACTCGATTGATTATCCGTCACTCCAAAGCAGTGGACGAGAACATACCTGGAGACAGAACAAGAAATATTAATTCTCTATACGTTGAAAATTCCGATGGTGAGAGATTCAAGTATCCACTAGTACACCTAGCAGGTGCAAGGGCCATGGCTCGACACGTTGCAAACGGTGGCGTACCACATGACGATTTTGGTAAGCACATTGTGGGAGTGAGCGAACAAATTGCACAACTAAATTCATTTTCTAGATACACAGCCAACAAGGATCAGTTGAATGATTCAGCTGGTGATATCATTGAAAAAGCAAAAATGAAATTAGAAACCATGAGAAAGTATGTTAAAGGACTTTCCAAACAAAAAAATTACGAAGCAATCAAAGAAACTTTCCAACCTTCCGCAATAGCAGAACTGGATGATGCTACTAAAGATTCTTTGAGAGAAAAATTCACATTAAAACACATGGATGACAGAGTTGAATCTGCTCTACCATTACTACACTCTATCATGCAAGAATTTGACAAACCAGAAGATGAGATACCAGATCCAGAAATGGATGCACCTATTTCAGCCAAGGATGCAGAGATTCCTGCTCCGGTAAATGCGGCACCTTTGGTACAGCAATATCTGTCTGATCCAGAAAACAAATTGGTACTTAGAAAAGATGATTCAGCAGATGCCATGTTGAAACGTACAAAATTCACAACAAAAAACGGAATGTTAAGTTCTATCTTAAGCGACATTGCTTCAAGAATGTTAACTAAAACTCCCGACCAAGACAGAGTAGCAAACTTTGCTTCTCAAATAGCCAACGACATTGGCAGAGAAGGCACACCGTTCTTTGACGTTACAAAAGATTACATCGCAAATAAAAAAATTGCATTTCAATTGGCCAAACGATATGTGGACGACTATAAAAAAATTCAACAAGATCCAGAGTATGCAGGTCAAGTGAGACAGGATCCAGCAGAATTTGGCAACCCTAAAAAAGACAGACAGGGCAAAGCCAAAGAAGATGTTGAAGCACAATTTGAATCATGGGCCGACAATATTGTAGATTCATCAGAACAACCGGTTGAAGAAAACACAGATCAACCAATGATCATTGACGGCAAGGAAGTGGACGAATCCACCATCGAATACGACATGCAGGATTACGGAGATCTTATTGCTCCCATCTCTGACGCTAAATTTATCGATGGCACAGACCTAACATCAGAACAGCAGGAAGAATTAGAAAATTCTACTTGGTACGCAGATTGGGTGATGATAGATTATAATAATAGTCGAGTAGAATCCGCAGAACAACCTGTGGAAGAAGACGCAGGCGACGACGCATTGGCACAGGAATTAGCAAAATATTTCCAAGGTATTGCGGATGGCTATCCTAAAGACCAGCACGGTGATCAGGAACACGAAGAAATGACTTCCATAGCGGATTCATTCAAGACTGATGGCCTACAGGCAGGCATGAATGACATAAACACATCAAGATTTGAATTTTCATCCAATCCTTTCGATCAGGATGGGTCAGGAGACATGGATGACGACATGATGATGTTGTTGAAAAAACACGGAGTATCCGCTAAAATGAAAGGCGCCCTTGCATACCTAGTGAAAGGTTCAAAAGCAATCACCAATCCGGAAGAAGAAACAGCAACAGAAGGCAATGATTTTGCTCAAGCAGTCAACAAGGCCAAAGCGGCTGGAATGCGACCAGGTGATAAGTTCACTGTAGGTGATACAGAATACACTCTTAAAGATGCTATCGAACGAGCAGGAATGCAATTAGAAACTTTCTTTAACGAAGACTCTGATGATTATCAAGGCTCTTTTGAATACGAATTCACAGGCGATGACGGCGAGACAGCCTATGGTAAGATACATTACAAAGCGGTAAATGGTCAAGTAGATCCAAACTCACTGCAGGGTGAATCAGAATACGAAGGCAATGCCAAAGTGGATGACGAGTATGCAACTTACGTGATACAACCAGGAGGTGCGGAGCACGATGAAGCATTGCTGGCCGCACAGGAAGAGTACGATGCAATTGCAATGAAGATGCAGTCAAAATTCGAACAGCCCGAGTCAGAAGACAACAATGAACTGGACAGAATCAAAGAACTGTCTAACATTGGAAACGAAGACCATGCTCCAGACATGGTGATCAGAGATCCAGATGATGAAGCAGATGACAAAGATCAGGAAATAGCGAAAGACCAAGCAGAAGCAGAGAAGATCAACACAGATTTAGATAGAATCAAACACCTAGCTAACATCCAGTAATAAAACTCCACATTAATGTCCATACATCTTGTAACTTCCGCAGATTGGAATTACAGACACTACGTGACCGCCCTGTTACAATCCTTAAAAAATAATTTTGATTGCAAGAGTGTTATAGCCATAGGACCAGGTGCATGGGAAGAATTCTTTAAAGGACAAGACATACAGATCATACCACAACCTATAGAAGACACCCTTGATTACACAACATTTTGTCAGACTATCAGACTAAGACACATACACACATTAATAAAAGGCCACGACAGTGTGCTGTTACAGGACGCTGACACTCGCCAGAATCAACCTTTTAATTTGTCATCTAAAAATTCTGTGTTGGGTATCTGGAGACACACACATAAAAAAGAGAAGTTCAAAATGTTGGCCGCTTCTGTGCTGTTTAATAATAACCCTGACACTGTTAATACTCTAAAAGAGATTGCTGATCTACAACGAGCAGGAGGATATGAGAATGGATGGGATCAACTGATACTGTATCGTAAATTTGGTAAATCTGGTGATAATTTTCCAAACACCTGGATGGACCATGGCGATAATGCACAGCACAAACCTAATTTTGATCCAAATGCTGTGTGGTGGCACGTTAAGAACATCAACCGTAAAGAAAAAACCAAACATTGGTGGTTTGATAAATTTTAATATTTCATTTGACATAAGATAAATAAGTGTGTATATTATGTACTATATGTCTAATATACATTTAGGCAGACAAACAAACAACTAAACATAGGCAAACAAGGAGGCTTACATTATGGCAACACTAGCAGAGATAAGAGCGAAGTTAAAATCTACAGAGGTGAATCGCTCCACTTCTAACACAGGCGGAGACAACGCCATCTACCCACATTGGAACATACAAGAAGGACAGGAAGCAGTAGTACGTTTCTTACCTGACAAAGATCCAAACAACACTTTTTTCTGGACAGAGAGAGCAATGATCAAATTGCCTTTCGCTGGAATTAAAGGACAGGCAGATTCAAGACCAGTGCAGGTACAAGTACCGTGTATGGAAATGTACGGAAAAACTTGTCCAGTACTGACTGAAGTAAGACCGTGGTTCAAAGACAAGTCGATGGAAGACATGGGCAGAAAATATTGGAAAAAGAAATCATACATCTTTCAAGGTTTTGTTCTAAACAATCCACTGGCTGAAGAATCACCAGAGAATCCAATTAGAAGATTTATTATTGGACCTCAAATCTTCAACATCATTAGATCAGCATTAATGGATCCAGAAATGGAAGAATTACCAACTGATTCGGTGAGAGGTGTGGATTTCAGAATAACTAAAACCTCAAAAGGTGGTTATGCTGACTATTCAACTTCCAAATGGTCAAGAAGAGAAAGAGCTTTAGACGAAGCGGAAAGAGCGGCAATTGATAAACACAGTTTGCATAATCTTAACGACTTTAGACCTAAAGAACCAACAGATGCAGAAGTAAAAATAATCAAAGAATTATTTGAAAAATCTGTTGAAGGTGAAGCATATGATTTGGAAAAATACGGACAGTATTACAAACCAGCAGGTATGTTTTATCAACCATCAGCATCTACTAACAGTTCACCCGCAAGTGCATCTAATACAACAGCGGCTCCTGTAGCACCAGCTACCGCGGCTACTGTAGCACCAGCAGTGAACACAGAAACTACAGCAACACCAGCACCAGCGCCAGCAGAGGCAACTACTGCACCAGCAGGTGACAGTGCTAAAAGAGCTGAAGATATTCTGAAACTCATTAGATCAAGACAAAGCAAATAAAAACCCTTTACCAAGTAGTCATTCTATTGACAGGGTGACTACTTGGTGCTAATATATACACATTATGACAAAACCATTTGATATATCAAAATTTAGAAAAAGTATTACAAAATCAATCCAAGGCTTAGGTTTAGGATTCAACGATCCCACAGATTGGATCAGTACAGGCAACTTTGCACTGAACTATCTTATTTCAGGAGACTTCAACAAGGGTATTCCACTAGGCAAAGTATCAGTCCTAGCAGGTGAATCTGGAGCAGGTAAATCTTATATTGCATCAGGTAATATTATTAAGAATGCTCAAGAACAAGGTATCTATGTGATACTGATTGACACAGAGAATGCACTGGACGAAAAATGGTTGCAGGCATTAAAAGTAGATACATCAGAAGATAAGTTGTTAAAACTTAACATGTCTATGATCGATGATGTAGCAAAGACTATGTCAGAGTTTATGAAAGGTTACAAGGAAGCACACGCAGACGACAAAGAAAATGCTCCAAAAGTATTATTTGTAATTGATTCATTGGGCATGATGCTTACACCTACAGATGTAAATCAATTTGAAGCAGGAGACATGAAAGGTGACATGGGTAGAAAACCTAAAGCACTAACTTCATTGGTCCGTAACACTGTGAACATGTTTGGATCATATAATGTAGGGTTGATAGCAACCAATCACACATACGCATCTCAAGATATGTTTGATCCGGATGACAAGATATCAGGCGGACAAGGCTTCATCTATGCAAGTTCTATTGTGATTGCAATGAAGAAATTGAAATTAAAAGAGGACGAAGATGGCAACAAAGTAACTGACGTGAGAGGTATTAGAGCCGCTTGTAAAGTTATGAAAACTCGTTATGCCAAACCTTTTGAATCAGTACAGGTTAAGATTCCGTACGAGACTGGAATGAATCCATATAGCGGACTTGTAGAACTGTTTGAGAAAAAAGGTCTGTTGAAACAAACAGGTAATAGATTAAAATATGTAGACTCTAAAGGCAAAGAAATCGTAGAGTTCCGAAAAAATTGGACTGGAGATAAATTAGACATAGTTATGGCAGAATTCCATGACGTTGCTAACAAAAAACCAGTAGACGAAAAGGAAATTGAGAAAGATGGAGTCGATGAATAAAGAGCAAATAGAAGAAATTTGGATTACAGTTTCAAACTATCTGCCAGAGAGAATGAAAGTGGATTGTGCTGTGGACTATGTTAAAACACTGGTTGACATGGACGTTGATCCAGAGGTAATTAAATCGTCAGGTGAATTTGATGAAAAATTACAACAGGCCATAGAAGCAGTTCTAGCCGAAGATGAAGACGAAGAAACAGCTAACAAATACTACGAGGAAGAATGAGTTGGTACTCCACAGTAAGTTTAAGCATCGCTAAAATACCAGAGTGTATACAACACTATACTGTTGAGTTAGATCAAGCTAAAAAAGAAATTGGTATATGGGGCAATCTCGAAAAGAACAGTGCCGCAATGCCAGGACAAGTGGAACACCGTTTCAATCAATTACAAGAAATAGAAGCTATATTAGAATATCTCCACATAGAAAAGAGACGATTACGGTCTCAAGTATTTAAAAAATTTTTAGAGAACTACCAAAGAGCATTATCATCTAGAGATGTAGAGAAATATGTGGACGGCGAAGCAGATGTTGTTGACATGGAAAAAATTGTAAATGAATTTGCTCTACTACGAAATAAATGGCTAGGTATTCTAAAAGGATTAGATCAAAAGCAATGGCAACTTACCAACATCGTTAAATTGAGAGTGGCGGGGATGGAAGATGCGTCCATTAGATAGAAGAATCATACTCACAGACGTAGACGGTGTACTCCTGGAATGGGAAGAACATTTTGCCAAGTGGATGGCTGGCAAAGGCTATAAACAAAAACCTGGCAAACAAAATCTTTACTCCATGGAAAAAAGATACGGGTTACACAAAAATGTTAAAGAATCACTTATAAAAGAATTTAACAACTCAGCATGGATGAGCAACCAAGATCCCATGACGGAATCTCAGACCTGGGTCAAACTGTTACACGCAGAAGGATGGACTTTTATCCCTATCACATCACAGACCACAGACAGACCCGCACAGGAGTTAAGGAAAACAAGGTTGCGAGAACTGTTTGGAGGTACTGTGTTTGAAAACTTTATTATTCTAGAAACCGGTGCTGACAAAGATTCTGCTCTAGCAGAGTTCCATGGCACGAATTTATGGTGGGTGGAAGACAAACCAGAGAATGCACTGCTGGGATTGGACTATGGATTACGGCCATTACTGGTGGATCACAGTTACAATCGTAGATTTAAACACAGAGAAATTACAAGAGTAAAGAACTGGAAACATATATACAAAGTAATCAACGGAAGAGTATAACATGAGCTTAAAAGTATATGTAGGATGGGATCCAAGAGAAGACATATCATATCAGGTATGTGAACATTCTATTAAACGCAGAGATCCTAATTCAGAAGTAGTTCCACTTAAACAAAAAGATATGCGAGCCGATGGTATGTATCGCAGAGACATTGATAAACAAGCCACAACAGAATTTACATTTACTCGTTTTTTTGTACCCTATCTAAATGATTATAAAGGATGGGCAGTGTTCTGTGACTGCGACTTTGTTTGGAAAGTTCCCACCACAGAACTAGAACAATACTGCGATGATTCTAAAGCAGTGGTATGTGTGCAACACGACTACACTCCCAAAGAAGGCGATATTAAAATGGACGGACAGGTGCAGACTGTGTATCCAAGAAAGAACTGGTCATCAATGGTACTGTGGAATTGTGCTCATCCTAAAAATAAAATACTCACACCAGAATTGTTAAACAAAGAAACTCCGCAATTCCTACACAGATTTAGTTGGTTGGAGGACGAGGACATTGGTTCCCTGCCACATGAATACAACTGGTTGGTAGGCTGGTACAAAGAGCCCAAAGATGGGGCACCTAAAATTCTACACTACACAGAAGGCGGTCCATGGTTTGATGGGTATAGAGATTGTGAGTATGCTGATGTGTGGAAAAAAGAAGTTATTAATCTTTTTTCGAGTTAAACTCGTTAATAATTTTTTACTAATTTAATTTAAGATATTATATTAACTTATCTTTCCACGTTTTTGGAGTATGCTCATTGATAATTTCTAGAGGTAAATGATATTGAAACTTTTTTGTGCCTCTGGTTCTAATGTATTCAGCAGTTTTTTTCACTGCTTGTCGCATATTAGTCGTGGTCTTGTAACCCAACAACTGTCTAGCTTTGTCTGACGAACAGGTTGCTAGTTTAACTTCTTTGGGTCTGTCTTTATGATGTATTGGATCTAGATTAATTCCTGTTTCGTTAGCACAGGCTTCTGCTAGTTCGTTTATGGTAACAGGTTCTTCGTCTGGACCAATGTTAACTGTTTCGCCTATTACATTGTCTTGGAAAGCCAGAGCATTCAAACAATACAGACAATCGTCAATATAACTGAAACATCTTTTTTGCTTGCCATCTCCGTAGATGATAGGCTGTTTGCCTTGTAGCATTCTATTCAACATGATAGACATCACGTTCCTAAATGGATCGTCGTATTTCTGTCTTGGCCCAACAATATTGTGTGGCACAGCAATAACATATTCTACTCCATGTGTCTCACACAAATTTCTTAGAACATCCTCCCCAGCTTTCTTTGCAATACCGTAAGGATCTTGCGGACGACATTCGTAGGTTTCTTGGTACGGCATTTCTTCATGATGTCCGTATCTTGCCATTGACGAGCAGTACACAATACGTTTAACTTTGTTTCGTATGGCCGCTGTAATGGTTGTAACAGATGCTTCAAAAATATTTCTTGTGACTAGCACTGGTGAAAAAACAGATAGTCCTTCGTATGCAGTGGCCGCACAATGATACACAATGTCACAGCCTTCCATTGCTTTGGTTAAATTTTCTAGATCACAGCAGTCTACTTGATGAAACTCTACATCCTGTGGTATATTATCTGTGTAGCCACCGATCATATTGTCATTACCCGCAACTGTGTGTCCACCAGCCAACATTAAATCAGCAAGATGTGAGCCTAAAAATCCGGCCACTCCTGTTATAAAAATTTTCATATACGAGTATTTACTATGTTCATATTATGCCTATATCTTTCATTATACCCACAGCAGTACCGTTGGCAAATTCTTGTGGTGTAAACTGTTGATAGGCCAGACTGTTCAACCAACGTGAAGGATCGGTATAAAAAGGATTTTCAATCTCTGACAGATCCGTTGATCCCATAACCTTAGCAAAACTTTTGTAATGACAGAAAACAGGCACTCCGTTCACTGCGGCTTCCACGGCACTGATGGAGCAACTGGTAACACATGCCCAGGCATTTTCCAAATCCTCTTCTATGGATATATTTGCTACGGACGGGCCAGATGTGCCATTGCCTCTGGGTTTTTTCCTTATTCGTATTGGCCTGTCTGTGTGTCTTTCAATATCTGTTATGGTGTTTACCAACCAATTAGTCTCATGTAGATAATTGTCCACCCCTGCCGAACTAGGACAGATTAAAATATACTCTCCTTTGTAATTAGGACGCTGTTTGATATCAATATTAAATCGTTTAAATCTATCTTCGGGGCAATCTTTTATGAACTGTGCGTGTATCCTGTTCTTACAAATACGCCAAAAATGATTGGTGTCTGTGAGGTCTGCATTGTTAAATCTTCCAAAATATGGAGTGTCTGTAAAATAATAATCCTGCTGTGCTAGTTCCAACTGGTGTATCAGTCGAGTGTTGTTGTTGACAAATCCCCAAAACATTGCAGGGGTGGTTGCTTCAGACGCACTGTTGTCTGCAACTGTTACTGCTTCTGGCCACGACTGTTTAATACCATCAAACACTCTCCAGCACTTGCTCTGTGGTTTATCTGTGGGTGCGTATATGGTTAACATAAAGTTTGAATATACTGTTATTTTATAGTATAATTATAAGAAATACAATAACAAAATAGAAAATGAACATAGCAGGCATACACACCACTAAACCACGAACACAGAGATATGTGGATGCATTTGTCAGAGGCACTCCTGGTCCTTATAAAATTTATGATTTTAAAACGATGCAGTCTTTACCAGAAGAGACTCTTGCATTCTATGGCATACTTGCAGGATCTGGAGAGGTATACAAATGGTGTGAGAAAGAAGGTAAAGATTTTTATTTTATGGATCATGGATATTTTGGCAATGCTCACGATGCTCCGCACTGGTTAAGGGTCACAAAGAACGGGCACACACAGACCACGTTAAAGAATGTTCCCACAGACAGATATGAAAAACATTTTAAAAGAGAACTTAAACCCTGGAACAAAACAGGAAAGGACATATTGTTTCTTCCTCCCACCATTGCTATCAGTAATTTTTTTAATGCCACAGACTGGATTGCAGAGACTCTACGAACATTGTCAGCAGTCACGGATAGATTTGTGGACATCAGAGAAAAGCCGTACAATCCCAATATCTCCACAGACCAATATGGTGCAACAGTGAAAGTGGACAGACCCACAGAGCAGAAAGGTCCGATCGATTGGTCTAGATATCATGCTGTGGTCACCTTTAACAGTAATACCATGATAGAAGCCCTGCACAACGGTGTGCCTGTGTTCTGTGGCACCCAGGCCAGTGCGGCCCTCCCAATTTCAGAAACTGATTTTACAAAAATAGAAACGCCTAAATACGGAGACAGGATGGCACTGTTTTCAAGTCTAGCATACAGTAATTTTACCATGGCAGAAATGGCCAACGGTACAGCATGGAAAGCGTTAAATGAAAGTTGAAATATTTAGAAGAACAGTTAAAGATCGTAAGAGAGGCAACAGTTATGATTTATTATATCAAATGGCTAAAGGAATCAAGGCGGCAGGAGACGAACCGGTTATAGTTAATGAGAATAGAACCGGCCCCACAGTTGAGGGAGAAATGGAGCCAACAGCACCTATAGCAGTGATGTTTGGCTACGGAGGAACCAATCAACGACATCATACCAAAGGTAGAAGATTGGAGTTAGTTGAGAGAGCCAAAGCCAAGGGCACACATGTTATAACATTCGACGGAGGATTATTGTCTAGTTTTGGCAATGTGTCCACATCACCCGATCACCATTTTAGAGTTGCATTGAATACTCCTATGAACAATGGAGATTTTTTATCTGATAATTCGCCTTCGGATAGATGGGAAATGATGAGAAAACTTTTTAAAGTTAGAAATGAAGAATGGAGAGTATCCAATCCTGAAGATCCTATACTGTTTGTTTTACAACCTAAAGACAACTGGTCCATGAACGAGCTTGATCCCATTGAATGGTTTAATAATGTGTATAAAGTACTGAGACCGTTAACTAAAAGAAAATTTATTGTGCGGCCACATCCTAACAATGTAGATAATATATCGCAGAGGTTGCAAGAATTCCCTGCAGATGTGGAAGTGGCTATAGGAAAGAAACATTTTGTAGGCGATGATAAGAAATACTATAGGTTTCATTTCCAAGAAGCGATTGCAAACTGCCACGCAGTGGTCAGTCATAATTCCACAGCCACTACAGACAGTTGCGTAAGAGGCATACCTACATTTTGTACATCAGATCTTGCACTGTGTTGGCCTGTGGCAAATAAAGATTTAACAAAGATTGAATCTCCAGAGTATCCAGACAGGACTCAATGGTTACATGACCTAGGATATAAAATGTGGAGTATTCGGGAAATTGAAGACGGCACTGTTTACAAAAGATTTAAATCAAAGCTAGGTCTTTAATGTGCGGCATATACGGAATAACACAAAACAACGAAAAGTTTATTCAGTCGTATATCAATGCATGTTCTCACAGAGGCCCAGACGGTCAAGGTATATGGTCAAATGATAAAATCACGCTAGGACATAATTTACTTTCTATCACAGATCATCCAGAGAATTCAAAACAACCGTGGATAACTCCTCGTGGTAATATATTAATTTATAACGGAGAGATATTTAATTACCCAGAGCTTGTAAAGAAGTATACAGACTTCTGTCCTCGCACAACCTGTGACACAGAGATACTGGCGTGGGGACTGGATTAAAAAGTATAAGATGTATTTTTAGATTAAATATAGACAATAAATGAAAATCAAAGTCATAACATCATATAAGCCTGGAACTTGGAGCAAGTACGCACAACGATGTGTACAAAGCGTATTAGACCATTGGCCAGAAATTGCTGTTAATGTATATCACGAAGGTCCGTGTGAAGAAACTAACAAGTTTCATCCGAGATTAAAATGGATAGATCTACATCAGGTACAACCTGCTCTAATAGACTTTAAAGACAAGCACAAGAACGATCCTGTTGCTAATGGTGAGTTAGAGGAGATAGCAGGTGGGGTACGAAGACTTCCTGAGTTTAATGGCAATGATAAAAACAAAGGAACCTATCTGTTTGATGCTGTGAGATTTGCAAACAAAGTGTTCTGTGTCGTTCATGCTGTGAGAACATCCGTAGAAAAAGAGTATGATTATGTGATTTGGTTAGATGCTGATACCTACTCTTTTCGTCCAATGCCTCGAAACTTTTTAGAATCCTTGTTACCCACAGATTCCATGTTGACCTATTTGGGCAGAGAGAATCCTACAAAAAATGATGGTGGCAAATACCCCGAATGTGGATTTGTTGGCTATAATCTACGTCATCCACAGATACAGAATTTTATCAATGACTGGGAAAATTTATACACAACCAACGGTTTATTTAAATTGTTAGAATGGCACGACTCTTACGTGTTCTGGCATCTATCAAAAATATACAAACAACAACACAATATAAAAGTAAATGATATTGGTTACCGGAAAGGTGTGAAAGGTCATCACGTTTTTATTAACAGTGAACTTGGACTGTACATGGATCACTTCAAAGGCAAAAGAAAAACCATGGGATCGTCAGCAAGAAACGATCTGAGACCTCCTAGAGATGATGCACCCGCAAATGTACTGGATGTAGACTATTGGAAGAAAGCCCCGAGTACCTGGAGATGAAGATAGCACTGTTTCCAGAGCTTGGCAGTCTTAACTCACAGCCGGTGTTTGCGGCCTTGATAAAACATCTACAATCCAAAGGTGAAAAAATAGTTCTTAACAAGTATGACAATACCTGTGATGTAGCTGTGATATGGTCTGTGCTATGGCAAGGCAGAATGGCTGGCAATAAAAAAGTTTGGGATGACTTTCGTTCCCAGGGCAAACCTGTGGTAGTGTTAGAAGTGGGAGGACTGCTGAGAAACACCACGTGGAAGATGGGCATCAATGGCATTAACCGAGACGCCGACTTTGCCAATCAATCCTATGATGATAAAAGATGGCCGTTGTTTAAATTAGAGTTGAAGCCGTGGCAGAAGACCGGAAATGTCATTGTGATATGTGGACAGCACCATACCAGCGAACAGTGGAAAGGATTGCCCCAACCTAAAAACTGGTGCGAACAAAGGATTAAAGAAATAAGGAAGTACTGCGACAAACCCATAGTGATACGTCCTCATCCTAGAAATGTATTTGATTTTGACGAAACAAAATACCCTCACGTGAGAGTTAACCTTCCCAAGAAAGACTACAGCACATACGACGATACTGATTTTAAAAAAGTGCTACGTTCCACGTGGGCAGTGGTGAATCATTCCAGCAACCCGGCTATAGAATCAATATTAAACGGTATACCTGTGTTTGTATCAGAATCTAGTCTGTGCTATGATGTGGGCAATCACACACTGGCAGACATTGCACAACCAGCTCAGCCAAACAGAGTAAATTGGGCACACCAATTAGCCTACACAGAGTGGACCACAGAAGAGATTGGTTTGGGGTTACCATGGAAGAGACTCAGAGAAAGACTGTTGGAGAAATATATCAAATGAAGACTGTAAATTTATCAAATACAAATGTCGTTGAACCCATAGAGTGGACACCGTACACAGGCGAAACTGTGATAGTAAAAACTATCATACGTGGAGGTAAGAAAATACAAGAAACAAAATATTTTGAGGACACGGTTAAAGCAGTGCCCAGGGGCAATGCATACTGCATAGGTAATGGCCCATCCAGAAAAGGATTCGATCTTACATCATTGACAGAGTCTGGACAAACCTATGGATGTAATGCTCTGTACAGAGACTTTGTTCCTGACTATCTGTTCAGTGTGGACGCACCAATGAGCAAAAAACTCAGCGAGGATAAAGTGTACGAAAAATGTGTTTGTTACGCTCCAACGTTGGAGGTCAACAGAAACAAAGGACTAACACTGATCCCTCGTAATCCTCATTACACCAGCGGTAATCAGGCGATATGGACTGCCACTGTGCATGGCCATAAAAACATCTACCTGATAGGATATGATTTTCGAGAGTATGGTCCAGGGCAACTGAACAACATGTACCAGGACACAGAAAATTACGGAGAAAGAAACGGCGGTGATATTTTTGAAGCATGGTATTCTACCCTAAGACGAATAATCAAACAAAGACCGTACTGTAATTTTACGCTCGTGCATGACAATCCTCCTGAATATTTTAATCATATGCAGACAGGAACAGACCTAAAGAATACTTTTAAGATGACCTACGCGGAGTTTAATAACAAAGTCCTAAACCAAGCCGGTTAAATTTATTTCGCCAGCGATAGAAGTTTGCGTTATGATTGGAATAGATGTCCCGGTCAATGGTCATTTGATGCAGATGAACCATTTCGTGTGCAAGAGTTTCGATAAAGTCTTTCCAGGTGTCGAAGCGTTTTCTTAATTCAATTTTAAATTCAATACCTTTATGAGGCAGTTGATCCACTGGCAATGCTCGCTTGTTAACAGCTTTAATTTTTCTTGCGTCCCATATGCAAAAACATTGTCCCAAACAATCTGTTAACTGACGGAGTTCCATGGGAGGCATGTGCAAACGATTTTCAAACAATCCTTTGTTTAATATGCGGAACCAACTCTGTGCCTGTGCTAGTGTGGGCCTGTAGTTCTTGATGCCAGCACGTTTTACCAATGCCTGCTTGACCTGATAGCGAACTTTCTTCACTGCTTTTACTGAGATTTTTCTTCGTTTCTTAAGTTTCATAAAGTATGCACATAACGGTGGTTGACAATATTACCATCTATGTTATACTGTAATTATCAAGAAACACCTATGTCTAAAACTACACATAAATCAATCACCACAATAGAACAAGCAATACAGATTTTAGCGTATAACGAGCACTTTTGGAAAGATTTTAAAGCATTGCCTGCAGATCATAAAACCATGAACAGTCTAGCAGATGCTCCATATGCCTGGACTGAAAAACAGGGTCGGTTAGGATTATCACTGCTAAAGCGATATCACACACTGTATAAACAGTTTAATATTGATCTGTCTGACCTGCTACAAAATCCTGTTTATCAACAGCCATTCCGAGTGATTGAGAATGTTAAAACAGTAGAGCAATATCAGCATGCTGACGGCAGAGAGTTGATAGACATTAAATTTCCGTACAACGAAAAACTAATATCGTTGTTGAGAATTCTTAAAAATAAAAAAGCAGACAAGTTTGTACCAGCAACATACAACGGCGAATCTAAAAAATGGACCATGCAGTACACCGAGCTGACCTGTTACTATGCAACACTGATAGCTGTAAGATATAATTTTAAAATTGTGACCCCTCACATACTCAACGACTTTGAAGAAATTAAAAAAGAAAAATTAGCATATCGCCCCCCAGTAATCACACAAAAAAATAATAACATCATTATGGAGAATGCCAACGAGAGTTTAACAGAATGGTGGAACACCAATTATAAAAATAAAAATACACTGCATCAATTTGATGTGCTAAAAAATTTATCTATACCATCTTCAATACCACGTACAGTAACAGAAAAGAATACGTTAGCAGAACGAATTGCCACATCCATGCACACTAGTTTGTGGATTAATCGGCAACAGCATTCTCGAGTAGAATTCTTGCAAGCTCTGGAAGAGCTGGATGCATTTCCTGCTATGGTACCCATGAGTGGTATGTTGGAAAAATTTGAAGACATAGAAGAGTTTGAAAGATGGTATCAAGCATTTGAAGAAATGGGATACTCTCCTGAACAAATTGCTTGGGGAGTAACACTCGAAGACCCGCCAAGCATCAATAACAGTCACACAACCCATGAAGACATGTGGTATGCCGGGAACGGCGATTTTACATACGGCAAGGAATCGTCCATGGAGGAAAGAGAACTAATGCAAGAACGTTGGCGGGGGTTGGTTTTACAATCAAAATCATTCAAACACATAGACAAAAATACCAAACTAGTAATAATGAGAAACAAAATACCAAAAGGACTACTACAGTCAGACACACAACTGCGTTGTGGTTTTGCTCTGCAAGACACGCAATATTGGCCTATGCACACAGACTCACTGGCCAGGGTGGTTGATAGTCTTCCAAAAAGACTGTATTATGTTAGTAAGAAACCTGGTTTCTTAGAAACTAACATTGTACAAATATGAGCTCATGTCGACTGGTAATTAAAGACGAGGTAAATGTCAAGTTTGAAGACTTGTCGTTGGATCATCGTAAACGATTACACAATAAATTTAAATTTGAAATACCTTATGCTCGTCATTTGCCTGCAGTAAAGTTGGGTAGATGGGACGGCAAGATCAGTTTCTTTGGACTGGGAGGAACCACGTATCTTGCTCTAGTGTCTCAGGTATTGCCCATACTGGAAGATGCAGGAGTATATGTGGAACTTGTAGACGAACGCACTCCACACAACTTTGAATTCAAACGGATAGACAAAGATCATATGTCAGATGTTAACTGGCCAGAGTCTCATCCAATGGCAGGACAACCTATTGAATTGCGAGACTATCAAGTAGAAACTATTAATAAATTTTTAGAACATCCTCAATGCATACAGGAGATTGCTACAGGAGCAGGTAAAACTATTATCACAGCCACGTTGTGCAAACTTGTTGAGGACTATGGAAGGACATTAACTATTGTTCCAAACAAAAGTCTTGTAACACAAACAGAGGAAGACTTTATTACTTGTAATCTCGATGTGGGAGTTTACTATGGTGATCGAAAAGAGCTAGGCAGACAGAACACCATTGCAACCTGGCAATCATTGAATGTGCTAGAGAAGAAAAGCAAGGACGAAGATTCAGAAGCATTTGCAGAAGCAATTAAAGATATCAATACAGTTATAATAGACGAAGTGCATATGGCCAAGGCAGATGTTTTGAAAAGAATGTTGACTGGACCATTTGCTCACTGTGGTATACGTTGGGGATTAACCGGTACGGTGCCCAAGGCAGATTTTGAATTCTTTGGGTTAAAATGTGCTATAGGTGAAGTGGTCAATCGTATTGCCGCTAAGGAATTACAAGACAAAGGAGTACTGGCACAATGCACAGTTAATATTCTACAAACTCAAGATCATCCTGCATTTAAAAATTATCAAGAAGAATTAAAATGGCTCACCACAGATGAAACAAGAATAGAATGGATTGCCGGCACTGCGGAAAATATTTCCACGTCTGGTAACACGTTAATTCTAGTAGACAGAATATCAGCTGGAGAAATGCTAGAAAAGAAATTAAAAGATTCAATTTTTATTTCAGGATCAACCAAAAACATAGATAGAAAGGAGCACTACGATGAAGTGTCTACTGCAACAAATAAAATTATTATTGCCACATATGGAGTTGCCAGTGTGGGTATTAATATTCCTCGTATTTTTAATCTTGTCCTAATAGAGCCCGGCAAGAGCTTTGTAAGAGTCATCCAGAGCATAGGAAGAGGTATTCGTAAAGCCGAAGACAAAGATTCTGTGCAAATATGGGATATAACCAGTTCGTGTAAATTTGCAAAAAGACATCTTACCGAGCGGAAAAAGTTTTACAAAGAGGCCAATTATCCGTATAATATAGATAAGATAAATTATGAAAATCCTTACAATAGAAAATAAAACATACAAGTTAGAAACAATACCTGAATATGTCGACGACAGTCTAAGATTTTCTGTGTTTGATAATTCTAATCCTACTGATCCAGACCACTTCTTTATACCGTTAATATTCCTCGAGAGCTTCAATGCTCCGGCGGCAGTGTTACAGATTGGCAATCGTAAAATTAAAATGCCACTGGATTGGAAAATGATCATCGGCGATGCCGAGCAGGGAGAGATGTACGTGTTACCTATTACCAGTTTAAACGATCGTGGCTTTGAAGCATTTATTTTTAATCCGTTAACAGGATCTAGACCTGAGTTTGAAGAAGTAGACATTGTAGATATCTACAACGAAGTAAAATGGTATTTTCCTAAACTCAAATCAGGACAGATACTGGCAGTGCCACTAGAGGATGGAGATAATCCGCAATGTGCTTATTTTGTTAAAGATATATCTCGTCAATCAGAAACCATAGATTGGAGTTCTGTATGGTAAGAAAAAATTGTGTAAAAATCAAAAAACCTGTGTTAGATTGTGACGGAGTAATGGTTATAATGGATCGTAATTATCTCGAGGAAGTAAACGAACACATTGAAGAAGTAAGCAAACACATTAAAATAAAAAAAATTCATAACAATGACACACACGTTTTACTCGAGTTTAATTCTCAAAAACATGTTACAATGTATAATTTAAAATATGGCCACTAAAAAAGACAACAGAAAATTCTTTGAATTAAGAAGCGGAATGAAGGCTGTGGATTTTCGTAATAAGGATTACTATGATCGTATTGACGACAAAGAACGAAGTCTATATTCTCCATACATGATTATGAGGTATGCTAGTTCTGTGTCTGGAGACAAGTTTTATCAAGAACACTATGTCGAGATGATCAACGAATGTGTGAACAAACATCTATTCACACTGTCCAGCAAACATAAAAAACTCTGTTGGTTGTTAACTGCTATGTGTGGATCACTGCAACAACAATTTCATCCATGGGTTAAACCAATGAAAAAAACAGCCAACAAGAGTATGCAAAAGTTATTGGATATTTTTCCATACATGAAAGAAGACGACGTCGAAACGTTGGATAAAATAATCACCGATGGAGAATTAGAAGAACTGTTAGAGGCACATGGACAACAGTCTTAAGACCTGTACGTACTGCGGCAAGAGTTTTCAAAAAGAACGTACCTTACAAGTCCATGTGTGCGAACCTAAAAGAAGACATCTACAAAAGAACGAGAAATGGGTACAAAATGGATTCATGGTATTCCAGCGATTTTATCAAGTACATCAAAATAACAGCAAACCAAAGACATACGATCAGTTCTGTGATTCGTCTTACTATAATGCATTTGTTAAGTTTGGTCGATTCATCATGCATATCCACCCACTGTATCCAGAAAAATACATAGAGTATGTGATACGATCACAAATCAAGTTGGATCATTGGGCCAGAGATGATTTATATGAGACTTATCTTATTGACACCTTAAAATCAGAACCGTTAGAATCTGCCATGCAACGATCTATTAAAACCATGATGGAATGGGCAGACGAGCAGAATGTGCAATGGTCAGATTATTTTCGATTGGTTAATACTACAAGAGCAGTGGCACACATACAGCAAGGCAGTATATCTCCATGGTTAATATTAGGATGTTCGGCAGGAAAAAAAATGTTAAACTCTTTTTCAGATGAACAATTACAAATGGTACAGAGATTTATTGATCCCACGTTCTGGAACAACAAGTTTAGAAACTATCCTGCAGATGTGTTGTTTGTACAAGAAACAGCCAAGGAGGCACACATTGAATAAAAAAGAAATAGACGACAGTTTAGAAATACAACCCGGCGACAGTGTGATTGTTATAAGAGCAGACGGTACTATAGGAAAAGTGATTATGCCTGAAGTTAAAAATGAATTAGACAAGACCCCAGGATATGACAAGGTAATTGAAGTATTAGAGTTATTCAATCCTGATGCTTCTGTTGAGCTGATACAAAAAACTAAAAAGAAATTAAACTAATGCTGAAGTTGAAAACCCCGCTTACTCTTAAAATTTATACAAAGAAACCCAACAAATGGATTTTGCTCGATACAGAAACTGGAGAAAAATACCAAGGAAGAAACAGTAAAATAAAATTCAAACAGTGGAAGAAAATTAACTAATGCCAGATGTAGATATAGATTTTTTTAACAGAGAACAAGCATTAAAATTATTTAAGCACACTCCCGCGGCAATTATAAAGGAAGACGAATCTGAAAAACACAAAACTGGTGTGTACTTCCATTCTGCTCCGCAGGATCCAATCACAGGACATTGCAGTTTGGATTACAAGAAAGCAGAGGAGCGAGGCTATTTTAAAATTGATTGCCTTAATGTTAACATCTACAAAGATGTAACGTCAGAACAAGAGCTGGTTGAGCTGATGCTGACAGAACCTAATTGGGATTCGCTGAAAGACAAGAGCACAGTGGATCAACTTTTCCACATAAATGGTCATTATGATATTGTTTCAAAACTAGAACCTAGAACTATAGAACAACTTGCGGCAGTGCTGGCAATTATACGACCTGCCAAACGAGGACTGATGTATAAAGATTGGTCAGAAATATTACAAGACGTATGGGTACGTCCCACAGACGGCTCTTATTTTTTTAAAAAATCACACGCAGTGGCTTATGCTCAAGCAATTGTGGTACAAATGAATCTCATAGCAAAACAGAAAAACTGATAAATAGTTTTTTAGTGTACAACTCAAAAAACAACAACGCTAAAACTCCTCATCACATCACAGTAAATCTATCTTCGTCGCCTACTACCATGATGGATATTGAGATGATAAAAATATTTGAACAAAGTATTTCTGAAAATAACCCTTATCTTATACAGCTAGACAACACAGATTGGACAGACTGGATCAAACGGAGAAGGGAATATTGGGAACAGGAAAAAGGTGTGAGTATAACATATCACACATTAAGCAACAGTGTGTATGTTGTGCCTATGCAATAGGCCGGCGCATCAATTGGATAGTTCTTCTTTTAATACGTTTCTTGGCAATATCATCTAATCTTACTATAGGTCCATGCACTATCTGAATATCTTTTGTAGAAAGAGTTACCAGAGAAGTCTTAAAATATCGAAAGTCTTGCCTTAAGAAAATATTGATGGGTATTTTTCTGTTGGATTCCCACCACCAAGTTTCTCCTAATTTGAGGAATTGAGCCTTGTCTTGCGGTAGCATCAATCTGCCATAATCATAGAAACTGGTCACTTGATTGTCCTGGTTTTGTATTATACCCACAAATTCTAGATCACCCTTACGTATTAGGGACAGAAATGGGAATTTTTTACCTAGTGTTTCAAAAACTTCGTTCATATGTTTCCAATAAATACTGTTAAATATGTGCTATGCAAACAGTGTCAAGGTATTTACTTTCCAACATGGTAATAGCCTACATAAATGGTTATCACGGAAGGAACTCTAAGGTGTACGATCGACAGTTAAAAATATACAAAGGAGTGTCTAATCCTATCACATTTACGTTTAAAAATGAGGATCAAAAATCGCAATTTGTAGACTCTAAAACTTTTGAATTCAACCTAATAGACACAGAAACAAACAGATCTGTAATAACACGCAGTTTAACTGTTCTAGACGACGGTTCGAGTACATCGACCAAAGGACAGGCAAGTGTGACGCTTACAGAGGGGGATTTGTTGCAACTAGACGCCAAATTTTACAATTATAGTATCAGAGAAGTGTCCTCAGATGGCACACGCACAGTGACTTTTACCGACACTGCTTATAACTCTGCAGGCACAGCAGAAGTATTAACCGGAGGATATCCTCAGTTTACCAACAGCGAAAACATTACTAATTTTACCAGATCTGGTTCTACTAGTACATCGTCTGCTGTGGAGGCAAAGCCCGGAATCAATAACAATTCAGCACTGCACACTGTTGCAGTTTATCCAAAAAACTTTGCAGGTACTTTGGTCATAGAAGGCACAATGGTTTCTACTGCTCCCGGAGATTCAGATTATTTTACAATTGGTACAAATAATATTACCTCATCAGACACAATCACATACTACAACTTCACAGGTGTGCTACAAAATGTTCGATTCAAATGGACGAACACTAGTGGTAATACCGGTGTGATTGACAAAATCCTATATAGACAGTAAACTAGTACAATGAACTTAATCCAGTCAACTATTCTGACTGCTTTGCCTGCAGGTAGAAAGAAAACCCCTTCTGGGTGGACTTCTTTTAATGCTCCCTGTTGCATACACAATGGCACCTCGGCCGACAAAAGGAAACGTGGTGGTATAATGACATCAGCAGATGGCACTGTGAGTTTCCACTGTTTCAACTGTAGTTTTAAAGCATCGTACATGGTTGGACGCAGATTATCTCTTAAACTAAAACAGTTTATGGGATGGTTGGGTATTGCAGATGATGTGATAAAGAAACTGGCTCTAGAAGCCATGCGCCATGAAGAGACCGGGACCGCATTTGAAAAGAAAAAATTTGTAGACTTCAAGAAAAAAACACTGCCAAAGAATTCACAACATCTGTCTTATTGGCTGGAAAAATATGTGGGCAACGATCTCACACAGCCTCAATATGAAAAGATAGATCAACTATTGAACTATCTCAAAAAAAGAGGCATTGGAGCAGAATGGTATGATTTTTACTACTCGCCTGTGCAAGAAGGAAATTTCAATAGACGATTATTAATACCATTTTACTGGCGAGGAGAAACAGTGGGGTACACAGGAAGACTGTTTGATACTCGCAATAAAGAAATGAAATATTGGACAGAGACACAGCCTGGCTATGTGTTCAACATGGATGCTCAGGATTGGTCAAGGAAGTTCGTGATAGTAACAGAAGGACCATTTGATGCAATTACCATATCTGGGGTGAGTATACTGGGATCAGAGATAAATGATACACAGCGAGAGCTGATAAACGGATTGAACAGACAAGTGATTGTTGTGCCGGATCAAGACGAAGCCGGACGGAAATTAATAGATCAAGCCATGGAATTTGGTTGGAGTGTGGCATTTCCAGAATGGGGTGTTGGGGTAACTGATGTGGCCGAGGCAGTACTAAAATACGGAAGACTGTTTACTATACAATCAATACTGAAAACAACAGAGACTAGTAAATTGAAGATAGGATTGACAAGGAAAATACATGGTTAGTTTTCACATAGAACCAACTAGTAAATGTGCTTTAGAATGTACGTTGTGTGACCGAACTTGGTTTTACGAAACATTTAAAAAAAGAAACTTACACGAAATCAATGTGGATAACATTGTAAAGTTTATAGGAGTCAACGCAGATATAAATTTATGCGGCAACAACGGTGATCCAATATATCATTCTAAATTCTTAGCTAACAATTGTAGCCTGCACATACACACAAACGGGTCGGCAAAAACAAAAGCATGGTGGGAGAAGCTCAATAACATGTTAACAAATGATGATTCCATAGTATTTGCAATAGATGGATTAGCAGACACCAATCATTTATACAGAAAGAATGCTAAGTGGAATTCAATTATGACTGCTGTAACAGTATTAAAAACTAGAAATTTTAAAATGGTATGGCAATTTATTCCTTTCAAACACAACCAACATCAGATAGCAGAAGCTATAAAAATGAGTAAAAAATTATCGTTTGACGAATTTAAATTAACGAGAAGTGATAGATGGTTAGGCAATAAAGAATTAATGCCGGATAAACAATATATTGACCATTACTACGAGCATCAAAAAAAAGTATTGGTAGATGCAACATATAAATCGAATATGTCTCCGTCTTGTCTAAAAAAAGGTATACCAGCATCTAGCTTATACATTGATGCCGAAGGAGACTTTTATCCGTGTTGTTGGATGGGTACATATCGATATAGATACAAATCGGTATTCTCACCAAAACAAAAATCATTTAACATAAGAGACAACACATTAACTCAAATACTTGAAAACAACAGCATAAAAGAGTTTTTTGCCTCAACAAAACAATTTACTTCTGCTCATGAATGTTGTAAAATACAATGTGGAATAAGAAATGACTGATTATACATTTGACGTACAGAAACTATATTTAGAAATGATGATGGCAGATGCTGAATCATTTGCTCGAGCTCAGAATATATTTGATCCTGCTAGTTTTGACAGGAAATTACAGCCTATTGCAAAATTTATCAAGGACTATGTAGAAGAGTACAAAGTAATGCCTGAAGTAGATCAGGTTAATGCCCCTCATGATATTAAATTAAAAACTGCTCGAGAGATTGACCCTGCACACTTTAACTGGTTGTTGGACGAATTTGAAATGTTTTCTCGGCACAAAGCCATGGAGCGAGCAATATTAGAATCAGCTGACCTACTAGAGCGTGGTGACTATGCGCCTGTGGAAGACAAGATCAAAGAAGCTGTGGGCATAAGTCTCACACGAGATCTAGGCACAGATTATTTTGAAGATCCTAAAGGCAGACTGGAACATCTTAAAAACTCCAATGGTCAAATCAGCACAGGCTGGGCATCTGTGGACAAGAAACTGTTTGGCGGATTCAACCGAGGCGAACTTAATATTTTTGCAGGAGGATCAGGAGCAGGTAAATCGTTGTTCTTACAGAACCTTGCAGTAAACTGGTCGTTGGCAGGACTAAATGTGTGTTACGTATCTTTTGAATTAAGTGAAGCACTGGTAGCGATGAGATTAGACGCAATGATGTCCGGCGTGCCCACAAGAAAAATATTTCCAGAAATTGACAATGTAGAAATGAAAATTAAAATGCTTCATAAAAAATCAGGTAATCTACAGATAAAATATCTACCCAGTGGTAGCAATGTTAATGACATTAAAGCATATATTAAAGAGTTGGAGCTCAAGAACAAAAAGAAAATTGATTGTATTCTAATAGATTATTTGGATCTTATGATGCCCAAGTCTAAAAAGATTTCACCGGCAGATCTGTTCATCAAAGACAAGTATGTGTCTGAAGAGTTGAGAAACTACGGAGCAGAATCCAAGATGTTAATGGTCACAGCATCACAGTTGAACAGAGCATCTGTGGAAGAGATTGAGTTCGATCACTCGCATATATCAGGAGGATTGTCCAAAGTACAAACAGCAGACAACGTGATTGGTATCTTTACAAGTCGAGCAATGAAAGAACGAGGCAGATATCAAATACAGTTCATGAAGACTAGAAGCAGTTCTGGTGTTGGACAAAAGGTGGATTTGGAATTTGATTTAGACACTTTAAGAATTAGGAATTTAGACGAAGAAGCAGATTCTGGACAGCACTATAAAAAAACTGCTACAGCCATGTATGATTCCTTAAAAACAAAGAGTAAGGTTTCCACAGACACACCCAAGGATGCTCGCAAAGAAGAAATTGATCCTCGTAAAGGTGACGACTTTGGCAAAGTAAAAGCCACAGTTGAAGGCGGCAAACTACGACAGTTGTTGAACGAATTACACTCAGACGAAGAACAATGATGCAGGTTGAACTGGTAGATAAAATGGGGTCAGACCTTTCTGTAGTAAATGCGGCTAGGGTTTCTTATGCAAAATTCAAAGACGAGTTTGAACCACGAGATGAAAAACTTATTAAGTTTCTAGCAGAACACAATCATTGGTCACCATTTGCTCATGCAAGTCTACAGTTTCGAATCAAAGCACCTGTGTTCGTTGCTCGACAGCTGGTCAAACATCAAGTGGGTCTTGTGTGGAATGAAGTTTCTAGAAGATATGTTTCCAATGATCCAGAACTGTACGAGACAAAAGAATGGAGAGGTCGACCAGAAGATTCCAAACAAGGATCCGCAGGCATTGTGGAGTTGGATCTCACAGATCAACACATGTTGGACACAGTAACGCAACAGTGCTTGATTATCTACAACACAATGATTTCAAAAGGCATTGCACCGGAACAAGCAAGGAGTGTGTTGCCACAAAGCATGATGACTGAATGGATATGGTCTGGAACACTATACGCATTTGCTCGAGTGTGCAATCTAAGATGTGCCAAAGACACACAACAAGAAACTCAACAGGTAGCTGATCAGATCAGAGACTTGTGTGCTGAACAGTTTCCCATCAGTTGGAAATACCTGCATGGCCTACATAGTTAACGACAAGTGCGTGATGTGCAAACACACATCGTGTGTTGAGGTGTGTCCTGTTGACTGTTTCTATGAAGGTGAGAACATGCTGGTTATCAATCCTGACGAGTGCATCGACTGTGGCGTGTGTGAACCCGAGTGTCCTGTTGATGCTATAGAACCTATGGACGCAGGTGATTGGGTGGACTTCAACAAGAAATATGCTGAACAATGGCCTGTGATCACAAAGAAAAAAGATCCGTTGCCTGACCATGAACAGCACACAGACGAAGCAGACAAGATAGAGAAGTACTTCAAAGGTCGTTAACAGCGGAGCGCCAATATTTTTTAGAAAGCGTCAGCGTAAATTTTCTAAACAGCGATAGCGTACACAGCGTAAGATTTTTGACTCTCACTGGTTAAAGTTAAATACACATATAATGATATACATTGCTCACCGAGGGAACACCAGCGGTATAGACACTGCACAGGAAAACACAGTTTCATACATTACTCAAGCAATTGCAGACGGATTTGATGTGGAAATTGATATTTGCAAATGGGACGGAGAATATTTCTATCTAGGACACGATGTGCCAGGAGAAGCAGTAACACCCGGGTGGTTACAGTCTAATCCCTTGTGGGTACACGCAAAGGACCACACAGCACTACATGAACTCATTAAAAAGAACATACACTGTTTTTGGCATGACAAAGACAGGTACACCATCACAAGTCGTGGGTACATCTGGGCATATCCGGGAGAACCGGGTGGCGAACGATGCATATGTGTGCATCCGGAACAGAGAGATGACTGGAAACAGTTTGCAGGCATCTGCGGAGATAATGTCAAACAATACAAGGAGCAACCACAATGAAAATAATAGTACCAATGGCAGGAGCTGGATCTAGATTTGAAAAGGCCGGCTACACATTTCCCAAACCTTTGATAGAAGTCAAAGGACAACCCATGATTGCTAAAGTGGTGGAGAATTTAAACCTACAAGGACAGTACATCTTCCTGGTACAGAAGTCACACTACGAGAAATACGATCTACAACGACTGTTGACGTTGATTGCACCTGGCTGTGCTATTGTGCAAATAGACGGCTTAACCGAGGGAGCGGCCTGCACTATATTACAGGCTCGGGAATTGATCGACAACAACGAACCTTTGATAATCTCAAATTCAGATCAATGGATAGAATGGAACAGCACTGAAACAATTGGTTCATTCAATCACGAAGACTCAGATGGAGGCATATTGACTTTCAACAGTGTGCATCCAAAACACAGTTTTGCAAAGATAGACGAGCATGGATATGTCACAGAGGTTGCTGAGAAGAATCCCATATCAAACAATGCCACAGTGGGCATCTATCATTGGAAACGAGGATCAGACTTTGTGAAATACGCTGATCAAATGATTGCAAAGGACATCAGAACCAACAATGAATTTTATGTGTGTCCTGTGTACAATGAAGCTGTGCAGGATGGTAAAAAAATAAAAGTCAGTCAGGTGGATGCAATGTGGGGTATGGGCACACCGGAGGAACTCAACAACTTCTTGGCCAACCACCGGCAAGACAAATAATGTTATTCTACAACACAGATATAGATCGTGAAAAATATTTCATAGCCACCTATGACATGGCCAGCAGTGCCAATCTCAAGGAGGCCGCGTGGGCACTTGCGATCGGTCAGAGCGTGGGCAATCCGAGTGTGCGTAATAGATGGGAGACAGACGAGCTGTTTGAAAACCACAGTTGTGTGATAGTTGGAGAGAAAACAAAACTGGAAAAACAAACACAAGGACTTGTAAAGATTGCATTTCCTGTGGTCAACACAGATTGGGCAACAGACGGAATGGCTCACATGCTGTGCCAGCTGATGGGAGGACACATAGATATTGATATTATCACAAAATGCAGATTGGTAGGATTGGACCTACCTAGAACAGTGACCAAACATTTCCTTGGACCCAAGTTTGGTCTATCTGGAATAAGAGAATTTACAGGACAGCACGGCAAGCCTTTGCTCGGCGGTATAGTCAAACCCAAGATAGGGATAACTCCAACTATTTTATTGGAGATGGTCAAACAGATGGTGGACGGAGGAGTGGACTTTATCAAAGAAGACGAGATAATGGTCAACCCTGTGATCTGTCCATTAGACCAACGTGTGGAACTGATCGCAAATTATCTGGCCAAACAGAGTCGTAAAATCGTGTTCTGTCACACTATCAACTGTGACCCACACGTGCTGACCGATCGTGTGAAGCGTGTTCACGAGCTGGGCGGCAACGGAGTACACATCAACGTGTTCAGTGGATATGGCGCTTACAACAGTATCAGGAAATTAGATCTACCATTGTTCCTGCATTACCAGAGCAGTGGTGCAAAAGTTACAACAGATGTGAATCACCGGTTCAGTATCAGTTGGCCAGTGATGTGTCAGCTAGCCACACTGATGGGTGTGGACACCATTCAAACCGGAATGGTAGGCGGCTACAGCAACGACAATCCTGAAGAGATACTAAAGTGTTTAGAAATACTGAGAGCCGGAAATACTGCACCAGCACTGAGTTGCGGATTTAATCCAGGGCTAGTACAGAAGGTTAATAGTATAGCAGGCGTAGATTATCTAGCGAACGCTGGCGGAGCCATACACGGACACCCAGGAGGCACAGTTGCAGGTGCTCGAGCAATGCGACAAGCAGTGGACAAGAATCACGGCATTGAATACGAGCAGGCTATTGCCAAATGGGGTTTCACAAAATGATTCGTGCAGACGAAGTTGCTGTCTGCGTATCTGGTTTAGCCAGAGAAGGCTACAAAGAAGCAATAGAAAGAGCCAAAAAAGTTTTTCCATACGATTTTTTTTATATGCAGTGGACAGGGTATCCGCCGCTTGATGTGACTGACTGTTATTTTTTTAATGAACCACAGTATGACTATCACAATCTACTAGATACAGAATACAAACCAGATTGTAAGATATGGAGAAGATACACAAAAACCGCAGATGGAAAAATATTTCGAAAACCCGGATTACTAGAAAAAACTAAAAATAATTCAAAACAAATTTTAGCTCATTATTGGTTAACAAATGCACTGCCTAAAAAATACAAAACCATAATAAAGTTGAGATACGATAGTTTATTATCGACCAAAATTGATTTCACTCCATTAATAGAGAAAGCAGTTACGGGAACAGTGATCGGTATAGCCGGAAGTGCGCCGGGCAAAGATGTTGATTCTCCGTTACACACGCACACTTACAAAGATTGTGAAAAATGCACAGGGCCGTACCTGTGGGATCATATTATAATTCATCCTAGATACAAATTAAAAAATGTTGAAAAACTGTTTAAGGAAAAAAATTTAGTAGGAGCAGAATGGGGGTGGTATCAAATATTACACCACCAATGGGCAGATAACAATTATTTAAATGTCACAGGCGGTAATCTTCTAATCGGACATCAAACATGAAAACAAAAGATTATCAAGGATGGAACATATTAGAAACTGAAAAAAACTTCTATAATAATTTTAATGAGTACAGTAAACTAGGTGAAATAATAGAAACACATGTCAAACAAAAAGACTGTGTTTTACAAGTTGGCGCTAATTATGGATTTGAGACTAAATTTCTCGCAGAAAAATTCAACACAGTACATACTTTTGATTTTGATAATGATGTATCTACCTGTTTCACAGCAAATATAAAAAAACACAATATTGAAAATATTGTACAACATCTTTACGGATTAGGAAATACTGAACAACTAGTGGCTATTTCTAAAAACGAGAACTCTGTAGCAACACATATTGACCTATTAGGAAATGATAAAAAATATCAAATCAAAAGACTCGACGATTTGAATGTTGAAAAGGTTGATATGATAATTATTGATACTGAAGGATATGAATACTTTGTGTTATCAGGGGGAGAACATACTATAAAAAAACACATGCCTGTGATGATTGTCGAGTTCCATAAGCGAGAGTTGACAGAAAAATTTTTTAATTACGAAAGTAAAAAAACAGACAAATACTTAAAAAAACTAGGATACAAATATATTTGTAACACAACTAAAAATGACAGACTATACGTTCCGGCAGACTAAATGAGAAATTGCATCGTTCAATATTTTATAGATCCGAGATTATATTCAGATCCCGAGTACAACAATCTCAGCAACGAGCAGGATAATTTTGCCAAACTCAGCGAGCAGAGTTTTAGAGCATATGCTGAAAGGTACAATTGTGACTACCAATTAATAACCCAACCAAAATTAAAATATAGACATCCAACATTTGAAAGATTTGATCTGTGGCTGGATGCCACGTGGTGGGAACGTTATGATCAGATACTGTATGTAGACTCAGATGTTTTTGCCATGCCCGGTGCACCGGATGTGTTTGCACAGTATAATAATATAGAAACTCTTAAAGTGTGCGAATCAAATAAATTCCAAAATGCTTCTTGCCAAGAACACTACGACCAACTACAGCAAGGATTGGTTACCAACACCGACATTGAAATTATTAAGCAACGAGGATTCCAGCCTGGAGTGTTTATACTAAACAAGCACGTGGTTGAGAAAACTAAAAAGTGGATTGAACAATATCAAACGTTTGACACACACGACGGAGATATATTGTTGTGGGCAGTGTGTAACAGTGCTGTGGGGATTGAACGACTGAGCTGGAAGTTTAATTATAAAAGAGCTTACTTTAGCGACGCACCAAAAATATATTTTTTTCATGCCGCGGGCAGAAAAAAAACTGTGGATCATACAAAACAACGAATATTAAGTTTCCTTAAACGCAACGGTATCGAGCTATCTAACAAATAGATAATCGTGTGGCTGTCCTAATTTGTAATAGACGTCAACACATTTATAACCAATGTTTTCTAATAAGTCTTTGGCCGTAAAATCTCCACGGTTTATTTCACATAATATAACTGGATTATTTTTTTCTATAGTTTGCATGCCGCCTAGTATAACCTTGGGCTCGTATCCTTCCACATCCATCTTAATAAAGTCAATGCCTTCAAAGAGACCAAAAGAGTCTAGTGTATTAATTGGAACTTTCATTGTAGAGTTTCCGTGCGGCACATC